TTTTGGTGCATTCTATGAAGACTTGACTTAAACTTTCCAACTTCAGATTGTATTGGTACACTAATATCTCTTCCAGCTTGTTGTTCTTCTTTTAAGCCTCTAATCTTTCTTCTACCTTTAGATTTTAAATAAGCATTTAAACTTTGCACACCAGAGTCTTTGATTATGCCGTACGCTTTTTTTATATCTCTTCTGGCACCATATGTTATAGAATGTCCTTGTACATAATCTATAAGCACTGGCATCGTCCTTGGAGCCGAAACATAGGCGTGTAATTTATTTATTGCTACCGATGCGAATTGTTCAAAAGTCTTTTTATCTATTTCAATGTAATCTTCATAAATTCTAGAAATACTTTGATACCCTTCTAAATACCCTTGTCCCACACTCTCTTTTGACATAGTTACTTCAGTGTAGAAAGTATTAAGCGTTTGCCTTACATCTTTACCTACAAACCTATGTAGGTCTGCCAAAAACTTTTTTGTGTCGCGTATGGCCATTACTTCATTTTATACATGTCCAAAACTCTTTTAATATGGTCAGGAAATCCTACATTGCCTCGAAGAGTACTGCTAGTTTGATTGTCTATAGTTGCACCAGCAATAGTCCTTCGTGTTTTATATTCATCTTTAATGTAGTAATTTACTAAATCGTATGCAGCTAGTTTCAGATCTTCGGGTATGTCAGAATACCCAGCAGTATAAACAACTTTTACTGCTCCTACTCCTTTTTCCCAATTTTTATATTGGTCATCATTTGTTCTAAGTATTGAGTCAGTGGTGGTATCTATGTAATAATCGTACTTACCGTTGGTTCCGTCTTTCTCTAATAGAACGTAGGAATCTGCTTGAGAACTTCTTTCATGTACAGAAGTTACCGCAACCAGTGGTGATTCTGATAGCTGTACAATATACGTATCATAATCAATATTAAAGTATTCAGTCTTTGCAGAAGAGTAGTAGTCTACAAAAGAGTTTCCACAATAAGTTTTTATAAGTTGACTAACTGCAGTAACTAATAAAGCTATTCTGGTGTCGTCCTTTACGCCAGTAATATTTGCAGAGTCTTTGTACTCATATATAGTAATTAAATCAGCCATAATTAGTAAACTTATAAAAACTTCTGGGGGAGAAGTCCTCCCCCAGTTGTTTCCCCAATAATATAATTATTAAGATGCTTTATACTGAAGGGCCCACTTGGACGCAGCACCATCAATAATATCAACAAAGCCGAGACGCTGACTAGCAACGAGAACTCGACGCTGATTAGCAACTTCGTAATCAGATTCAATAGTAACACCACGGAGTCGCGGTACTACAAAGTTACGAGCATTAACAGCAATTGCATAATACTTAGATACAGCAGCAGTAGCAAACTCGGGACATACAACTACGGGAGAGCCGTATACCCTGCCAACTTCACCGGTGAGCTTGGTAGCAGCACCTTCAACTTGGCTAGCGTCTGCATATGCAGAATCTGCAATAAGGTTATGATATTCTGTCGGAGACACGATGTAAACTACATCGGAAGGACGAATACCATACTTGCCCATGTTCTTACGAGCAGCAAGCAAGTTAGCAGCAGTCAATGACTCAGAAGCAAAAGCTGTCGCAGATTGTGTTTTGTGCGAATCAGCAGCAGCAAGAGTAACGAGACCTGAAGGTGCAGCACCACCGGTACCAAAAGGACCGTCGGCAGAATTACCAACAAGAATCATAGCCTCTACTGCACGCGCGTGTGAGCGTACAACAGCTTCTCTAAGAAGAGGAAGAATCGGAATGATAGCATCTTCTTCAGTTTCATTTCCAAGATATGATTGAGAAATGAGTTTTTTGGTTGAAAGCGTGCGCTCGGTCATATCAACACCATTGTAAGAACCATAGGTGTCGCTTCTCTCATTCAAGTTACCGTGAGGGCTTGAGCCACTAGCGGTCTGGTTAGACGTAAACTCTGCATAACCTGAATCAGGCATGATGGGCAGAATTTGCGTAGCTGAACGCATTTGAATTTCACGGAAGAGAGGAGCAAGAATCAGCTCAAGCTGAATATCACGCTCTACATTCGTAGAAACTACTTGCTCAAAATCTGCGGAAGAAACGCCAACACCTGAATGGGCATTAACCTTTTCCATAAGATCTTTTGCAAAACGCGTATCATAACCTTTACCGGTAGCACGACCAAGGAAGTATGCATCAGAAGCATCCTGTTCAAATGCCTTTTGCCATTCCTTATTCCCGCGATCTGTAAAGATACGCTTGCTTTCACGAATGTGTTCGATTTCTGAGGATTTCTCCTTCAGTTCAGTGCGAAGTTCTTCTACTACTTTGTAGAGATCTTCTTGTTGCGTAGAAACACGTTTTTCCAAATCGGACATAAGACGCTCAGCACCAGTTGTAACGCCTTGTACCACAGCTTGGACTTCCGCTTTCTTCTGTTCGAGTTCTGCTTCTTCAGATGCCTTCTGTACTGCTTCTTCCTCTGCAATGGCTTTTTCAGCCGCAGCTTTTTCGGCTGCTTGCATTGAGATTTCAGCGGCTGTTTTGCGGGCAACTTCGCGAGCAAACTCTTCAATGTTAAAGTCTTGATCAGACATTACTTTTTCCTTGAAGACAGCATGAGCTGTTTCTTTTGGTGAGTTCTTATCGAACTGACCTGACAAAAGATGAGGATCATTCACAAACTGTGCTTTCCAGTCTGAGTAATCTTTTTCTGAGTCAAAAGATTTTGTTACAGAAAAGATTGCTCCCTGGTTTGCGGGTACAGACACAACTGATACCTCAAACAGTTCTGCATCCTTGATCCTATAGCCTTCGGTTTCATCCATCCAGTCTGCATCCTTGACCCTGAAACCGACACTAAAAGCGCTAAGGATGCCTTCTTTCACCATTTCAGCAATGTGTCCTGCTGACTTGGAGATCTTTCCTTCTATTTCTAAACCTTTTGATGTAATCGCTAACGATGTAGCTTTACCAATCGGCTTATTATAGTCGTGATTAAATAATAAAATTGGATTTTTCTGGTAGTTATCTAAACCGCCCTTTTTCCAGGCAGAGCTTTCAATAATATCTCCAGATCTATCAGTATCTATTGTACTTGCATAACCATGAATTTTAACACTACCATCATCTTCATCTTCATGATAGCTTTTGAAAGTAGATGTAATATTAAAAATCTTGGTATCCATATCGTCAATACTTTTACTAGACATAGGGTGTTCCTTTGGAAGTAGATCGGTATCATGTTTACCACTTCTAAACCTTCCAGTTCTTAAGGCGTATAAATAGCTATTCACTCGTCCTAGCCCCCACTGTTCGGGACTTCGGACATTTGGCCTTACAGATTGTGGGTTAGTGTAATACGCACCTACCCCTCGTTTAAATACTGCTACTAATGTTCTAGTAGAAGTTCTCTTTGAGGCAGTCTTTCCATATTTATCATTGTGCTCTTTTGCTTTTGCTTGCAATCCTTTTCTAATTGCTGCACTAACCTCTGCCCTTGGAGCTTTTTCTTCTATTTCATCGGATATTAAATCTCCGAAGATATCTAAAACAAAATTATATTCGTAAGAGGAAAGTCCGTCATATTCTACATCTATATCTTTTACTTCATTTCCTGTTGCTGAAACATAGTCCTCATGCGATGCACAAGGCATATAAACTATATTCCCGTTTTCGTCGTGAGAATGAGTACCTACACACCCTATTTCTGTAGCTCTTTCTTCCGCTTCTTCTTGGGTAGTAAAAACATCGTCTCTTACTTCTGATTTGCTTTCCTCTCTTTCAATTCTTGCTCTCATTTTTCTAGACCATGAAAAGCCTGCATCTCCTCCCCAAAGTGCCCAGGCAATTCTACCTGCACTTGGATAACCTTCTTCACCTGGAGAAAATCCCTGGCCTTGCTTATCTACTTCATGTCTACTAAAAAATGAAAACATTCTTTTAACAGTAGAGGGAGAAAGGTTTTCTTTGCTAATTATTTGATTAGCTCTGGCAACACCTACTAAAGTACCACCTCTATTAAACTCTTTTCTCCAATCCAAACCTCTTCTGGCTTCAGTAGCCATTGAATCGGTCGGAATAAATTTTAAGTCAGAAAGAGCTTTTGATTCTCTTTCTTCCCATTGAGTATAGCATACTCCCGCTCTTTGACGAGCATTTTCATACTCTTCGCCCATTTTAGGATCCGCCATACAACGACTCATAAACTCGTCTTGGCTTTCTTCTTCTCCTGGTCTTGGTAATGGCATTACTCTTCGTCACCTTGGGCAGTAGGCCTGCCGCCTTGAGAAGGATTAGCTGCCGATCCAGTACCTGCAATATTTGCAGGAATTCTAATATCATCGTTTCCTGGAATAGTTGGCATTCTCATAGCTTGTCTAGCTTCGTTTGGAGTCATAATCCCGCCATTCACTAAAGTAGCATAATAAGATGCTTGATCTTGTAGTTCTGGTTGTAGTGCTGGAATATTACTAACATCCTCGCTTAGATTAAATCCAAAATATCTTTCAAAAGCAAAATTAATTTTTCTTACAATCGGCAGTATAGTTTCTAAATAGAAAAGTCTATGATTAGGCCGTATATTTGCATTGTTTCCGCTATCTAATAAAATAGGTGGAACTCCTATTGCTTCTAAGATAATTTTCTCATTTTCCTTGATAGAGTCTTGGAAGTCTAGTTCTTTGAAGTTTACTTCATTTAAACTATCTATCTCAATTCCTCCATCAAGAATTAAAGGTCTGTATCCTCCTGTATCTGGATTGTACTTAGCTCTCCAAGCCATAAGCATTCTTTCTTTAATTTTTTCACTTAGAGTATTTGGAGTTTTAAGTACTAATCCTGGAACTGCTCCGTTCTTAAAAAAGTTTTCTTGGAATTTCCTCATAGAGCCAAGTAACTGTATTCTCTTAAATGCAGGCTTTAATCTTGGAATACCCCTATAGATAGAATTAAAAGAGTTCTCTTTAATATGGATAACTTCTGAAGGAGAATAATCTAATTTATTATCATATACGAAAGACTTGATATAAGTTCTCTCGTCTGTCTCAATTTCTATGTTTCTTGCGGGAAGGTGATAAAGATGGGCTCCATCAAAATATACGAAAATATTTCCATCAATAAGGAGATCTATAATTAAATTTCTTTTAAAAGTATTAATATCCTTAAAAGGGTTAGGCTCTACGTTTAAAAGCTGATCTACTCTTGACCTTCTTATGTTTTTTACTACAGGGGTTAGATTTAGTTTTTCTCCTACATCTACAGGAATTTCTGATACGTCATCTACAATTAAATTTACTGCTCTGTTTACTACTTCTATTTGTTCGTAAGCATTTGCGTAATTTATATAGTTTTCTGTAGTACCTAGAGAAAATCCTTCTTCCCTAGAAATAAACATCTGTGCAGGGTTTAATTTTTCTTCTACGTCCTCCTTTGGAGTTCTTGAAAATAAATTATTATACCAAGCCATATTTATCTCTTTGTTTAACTACCCAGCGTTTTTGTTTTTCTGCTGTAACTAGCTTGGGTCTTTTTCCATATATAGAATGAAGTTTTAAATGGTGAGAATGACAAAGAGTTACTGCTTCATCATACAACTCAGTTAAATGTTCTTCAATAAAAATATCTCTTTGGACTAAAATATCTTCTTCAGTTTTTATTACTACTCTGTTAGTCTTAATCCATTTATCGAGTAGTTCTGTTAATCCAAAGAAATGATGAAAGTCTAACTCGTCATTTATACCACAAATAAAACATTTAGAGTCTTTTTTATATTTTGCTTTGGCTTTATCTCTAACGTATTTTATTAAATCTCTTTTTAGGTTCATGGTATTGTGCCGTATTAGAAAAAATTATATCATCGAAGTCAACAAAAAGTCAAGACATATTTTTCTTTGGTATCTTAAAATCCAGTTGACTGAGTTTCAAAAGTGTATAAAGCATAACGAATTGCATCTGCCATATGAGAAAACTTATCGTGCTTAGGTTTTTCTCTTAAAAGATTTGGATTAGGATCCCATTGGTATTGATCTAAACTTTCGAGAGAATGTGTGCACCTTTGATTAACAAGTAATTTATTGCCATCTACTACACTAGCAACTTTTCCGATACCATCTAGCACTGATTTTTTAGCATTTATAGAAGATATGTCGTAATTCTGAGCAAAGTCAAATCTTGTTTGCTGTGCGGCAGAATCTATGTAGATATAGTCTATGTCCCATTTGTCTATCATTAATTGTATAGATTCTGCGTGTTGCTCTGTGGTCTTCTCTGCCTCTAAATACTCATCAAGTAAATAATAAATTTCTGTATCCCAGTCATAGCCAAATACACAAAAAGCAGTAGGATCTTTATACCCAACATCAAGACCTGCAAATATGTCCATCTTACTGGTGTCTAGTCTTTCAGTGTCTATCACACATTGTTCAAAATTGAAACTCCAGACTTGACCTTCATAAGTATTAAAATCTGCTAAATACTCTTGGGCAAACTCAGCTTGAGACATTGCTTTCTTTGCTTCGTCAATATC